CCCAACGGGCGGAAATGCTTCAGGAGGAAATCGACGATAATTACAAGGACATTCGGCGCTGGGTAGAGTACGGATGCGCGAACGGTATCATTATTATGAAACCGAACGGTGAATCCATTGACATTGCCAAGCCCGGAGAGTTCATCATCACGAAGACGGACGGTTCCAAAGTCAAGGGATGCGTGTTCTGCAATACGCAGTATTCCGATGACCGGTATTACACCCGACTTGAGTATCATCGGTTTGAGGACGAGAAGTATCTGATTTCCAACCGGTGCTTTGTTTCCAATTCAAAGGACAGTATCGGCAGACCGATTGACATTGACGCGACGCCGTGGGTAGGCATGGCTGAAGATGTCGAGAGCGACAACATTGACAGGATGCTGTTTGGGGTTCTGAAGATGCCGGGGGCGAACAACATTGACCCCGACAGCCCGTACACGCTTCCTATTTTTGCGGATGCCGTTCAGGAGCTTGAAGACCTTGATGTATCGTATTCCAGAAACGCCAAGGAGATTTTTGACAGCAAGCGGACTGTTCTGCTTGATTCCGACCGCCTTATTCCGAGCGGTACGAAGATTTCCGACAGGGACTATAACAAGCGCAGAGAAGACGCTGGCCTTCCCGACTATATCAAAATCGTCGAGGGCATGGGCGAAGGGGAGCTTTACCACGAAATCAACCCGACCATTCAGACGGATGCGCGGCTTGTTGGACTCAATGCGTTGCTGTCCCAAATCGGTTATAAGTGCGGTTTTTCCAACGGGTATTTCGTGTTCAACAAGAGAACGGGAATGGTTACGGCCACTCAGGTTGAATCTGATGACCGGAGAACGCTTCAGTTAATCAAGGATATCCGCGACCAGCTTGAGGCTTGTCTGGATGACCTGATTTACGCGCTTGACAAGTTCATGGACAACGACGGCGTTCCTGTTGGCAAGTACGAAGTAACGTATGATTTCGGAGACCTGACATACAACAGGGAAGAAGACAGACAGCGATGGTGGAGCTATGTCATCGCCGGGGCGGTTCCCAAGTGGATGTACTTCAACAAGTTTGAAGGCATGTCCGAAGAGGACGCAAAGAAAATGATTGAAGAGGCGACGCCTAAGGAGGGGCTGTTCCCGGAACAGGAGGAATAAATGCTTCCACCTGATTATCTGGCCCGTATCATGGAAGGCGCGGAGGAAGTTGCTTCACGACTTCATACCGACATTCTGAACGACGTTATAAAACGGATAATGATACGGCTTGACCGTGGGGACAGTTACGTTCTGACCGCGACGGACAAATGGCAACTGGAGACTCTTCTGGAATCCGGTTATCTGCGGGAGGATATCGAACGCGAGATAGCAAAAAGGACGGGCCTTCAGAAGAAGGTTGTCCGAAAATCCTTTGAAGACGCCGGCGTTCGTTCCCTAAAGTATGACGATGCTGTATACCGGAACGCCGGGATATCCACAACGCCGCTGGCCCAGTCACCCATGCTTGTACGGACGCTTCAAATCATGTACGAGCGGACAATGGGCGAATGGGAGAACATCACCAGAACGACCGCAAACGAGGCGCAGAAGCTTTTCATTCAAGTCTGCGACAACGCTTATACACAAGTCATGTCAGGCGCGAAAACGCGTTCTCAGGCCGTCAAGGAGGCCGTGGAGAAGGTTTCCAAGGACGGGGTAGTAATTACCTATCCGACCGGACACACGGACACCATAGAGGTTGCAACGGCAAGGGCGGTTCGTACCGGGATAACCCAAGGAGCGGCCCAGATAACCCTTGAGCGGATGCAAGAAATGGGCGTTGACCTTGTTCTTACATCATCCCATCTTGGGGCGCGACCGACACACGAACCGTGGCAGGGGAAAGTATTCCATGTTGACTTTTCCGTACTGTCGGGAAGACTGCGGAGCGCGGACACGAAAACACAGGCCGGAGCTACACATGAGTACCCGGACTTGGTGGAAGCGACGCGGTACGGATATGTTGACGGTCTATGCGGTGCCAACTGTCGGCATTCGATGATGCCGTATATTGAAGGGATAACAAAAAATCCCTTTGAGCAGTTCGACACGGAAGAGAATAAAAAGCGTTACGATTTGGAGCAGAAACAGCGCGAAATGGAACGGAAGATTCGCAAAGTCAAGCGCGAAGTACAAGGCCTTCAGACGGCCATAGACAACGCGGACGAATTGACCAAGCCGGGGCTTGAACAACAGCACCAGAAACGCGCACAGAGGCTCACAGAGCTGAACAAGGAGTATAAACAGTTCTGCGAGGACAACGGCCTGAAGACCCGTCAAGAGCGGCTTAGTATTGCTGGATGGACAAGGAAAGAGGCGGCAAGGGCAAGCGGCGCGGCGCGAAAGAGTATTGCAAATTCCGGTAAACGTGATACAATGGCACAAGAAGGCTATGGGAGCGGCGTGCCATTGGAGTATCAAGGCAATTTTGAAGACTTTGAGCCGATAAGCATTTCTGGCGCGGAAAGAACGCGGTTGGCGGAATTAAAGGCCCTTGCCGCAAAAGGCGGCGTTGAATATGGGGCCGTAAAATCAAAGAGCGGTTTTTCCGGTTCGTATACTTCAAACGCATACGACCACGTTGACGTTGACTGGGATTTTTACTCTGGGCAAAATATAAGCTTGTATCACAGCCATACAAGTTCAACAGTTTTGTCCGCTGGCGACATGAGGCTTTTGTTGACAAATAAGGCAAAGGTTGATAGAGTAATAGCAGTAACAAGAGACGGGGACGTTTTTGCTGTATCAATCAACGGCGGAGATATACCAACAATAGAAGAATTTGACGATTATGTTTCCGGCCTGAGAGATGAAGTTGATTTAGACATAATGGAATTCCCCAATTTTTATAATTGGACACCGGCAGAGCGTCTTTATGTTGCAGTCAGAGAACAGGCTTACAGAATTGCATTGCATTATCGTTGGAAGTTGGAAGGAGGTGCGCTACGATGAAAACAATGTTTCACGAAACAATGTCCAGCACTCAGGCGCAGAGAGTTCTTTTCGATTACGCAAGCGCGCACCGAGGAGAAGACTTGTCTGAGGTAAAGCGGCAGTATTCCCAAATTGTCCCTAAAATCGTAAAAAGGGAACTGCGCGAAAGCGACGGAAGAATGACCAGCTATCATTGCGAGTAAGCCAACAATCAAACACGGAAGGACAGACCCAAACGGGCCTGTCCTTTTTCTATGGGGTGAACGAATGTTAACACCAGTTACAAACATTGAAATGTACCTTGCCAAGCTGGACGGGATGGATATTCCGATTCCGACGCCGGTTGCGCGCAAGGAGTTTTACCTTGCCAAGCTGTGCGGGATGGACGTTCCGGTTCCCACCCCTGTCACTCAGGACGAAATGTATCTGTATGCCTTGTGCGGGTATACGGTAGACGTTCCACTTCCTGTAACGCGGCTTCAAGTGTTCATGGCCGCAAAGCTTGGAATGAATGTCCCGACGCTTGCTCCCGTAACAAGGGAGGAATACTACTGGAGCCAGTACGAACCGACGCCGCCGTATGTTGTCGAAACTGTCACCGGGACAGCGCCGCTTCTTCTTACCGGGGCTGTCGCGGAGAGTATCGTCAGCCTGACCCAGTACGGCAAATGCGAACAGCGTAATTTGCCACAGGGCTTTACGGAACTGGACTATATCCATTCTGCGGGCGATGCGTATATCGACACGGGCATCACGCTTGACGAGGACGATGAAGTAGAGGTCGTGTTCAGACCTACGGACGGCACACAGACCTCGCGGCAGATTTTCGGCTACCGCGCAAGTGCATCCTCGCAGAATGTTTCACTGTTTATGAGCGGGTCGAACACCTTTGTCTGCGACTTCAACAACAGCGGATATGCCGACTACCGCGCAATCGGCGGTTCTCCAACGACAAACAAAGTCTTCCGTGCCGTCCTCAACAAAAATCTCCGCGCCGTGTACGATGGAAATACTGCTGTCTGCTCAAACAGCACCGCTTGCTCCGACACGATTTCCACGGGAAATGTCTACATCGGATATACGGGCGGCTCTCCGTCATCCACAACGATGTTTATTGGCGATTTCCTGCGGGTTACCATCAAGGGCAAGGCGAACTTCGTCCCCGCAAAGCGCAACAGCGATAACGCCGTTGGTATGTACAACACGGTTGACTGGACTTTCCATGCGTCTGCTGATGATAACGCTCCGTTCACGGCGGGGTCTGTCGCCGTTCCCACGCCGGACGCTCCGGTGGACATCGTGTGCAACAACGGAAAACTGGAATACGGAGCGTTGGGTGCAAACCTCTTTGACCCGTCCCCGTCTGCGATTCTGCTGAACTACTATCGCAACAGCACAACTGGCGTTCTCACGCCAAGCAACCCAAACTTTATAAGCGCAGGGTACATTCCAGTCAAGCCGAACACAAGCTATGTCCTTGTCGGACGGGCAAAATCTGACAATACGATTTCTGCGTGGAACAGAATTTATTGGTTTGACGCTGATAAGGAGTTTATCAGCACTTGCTCATATACGCAGAATACCGCTACCGTTGCGACCTCTCCCGCAAACGCCGCATACGCGCAGTACGGCATCAACTACAACAATTCCACGGCAAATGTCGTAACGCAAGCAGAGGTTGACATCTACAATTACACATTCTGTGAGGGAACTGCCGAACCCGCGACATTTGTTCCGTATATCGGCGGCGTGAAAGCTGTCGGCACTCCTGAAGTGCTGACGGTGAGCGCGGACGGCGCAACCGACCAGACCGCCACCGTGGAAAATTTGTTTGCTGTTGGCTCTTACGCCGATACGCAGGAAATTATCGGCGGCGACATCACCCGGAAAACTTGGGTGGTTGCGTTTGACGGAACGGAAAACTGGGCAGTCTATGAAGGCGTGTTCTACGTTTACACGAACGACATCGGAAAGCGCGGAGCGGAAACAGGCGGTGCGTATGCTCCGTTTGCTACCAGATTTAAGGCTGTATCGTCTGGTTTTGGAGATTTGCAAGACGGCGAAATCGAGTACGCCGGGGACACTTCCCTTGAACTGGTCTACTCCGGTGCGGCTGACCTTGCCGCTTTCAAGGCTAAACTTGCCGAATGGTACGCCGCAGGAGAACCGATGATTGTGGTTTATCCTGCGCCAGACAGAACAGAAACCACTACCGCACAGCCGTTGAATACCGCGGATGGGACGAACACCGTTTCCGTTTCCGCGAATGTATCCCCCATCACTCTTACGGCGGAATACATGGCGAATGAATAAGACAAGCTATTAACTGCGGCGGCTCAGTTAGAAACGGGCGGTCTATATGGCTACCCGTTGGTTACAACCGCTAAAACTTAATGATTGGAGCGTCCGAGAGGGCGCTTTTTTCATACCCATTTACCGCGCCGGTGGTTAATCCGGCTTAATCCGTACTGGAGACAGACCAGTTAAAAAATCATGTTGGAGGATGAAAAAATGAAAAACATTAGCGAAATCCTGAAGGAAATCGGGCTGGAAATCCCTGAGGACAAACAGAACGATTTCAATGCCGCCTTTTCCGAGAACTATAAGACCAAGGCAGAGTTTGACAAGAAGCTTGGCAAGGTTGAAGAGGAACGGGACGGGTGGAAATCCAAGGCCGAAACCGCCGAAACGACCCTGAAGGGCTTTGAGGGGGTTGACCTTGAGAAAATCAACAAAGACCTTGCGGACTGGAAAACCAAGGCGGAGACCGCCGAAAAAGAGTATCAGAAAAAGATTGCTGAACGCGATTTCAGCGACGCCTTGAGCGCCGGGGTTGGAAAGTACAAGTTTACTTCCGAGGCCGCAAAGCGAAGCGTCATGGATGAAATCAAGAAAAAGGGCCTGTCCATGAGCGACGGCAAGATTCTTGGCCTTGATGATGCAATCGGCCAAATCCGGGAAGCCGACAAGGGCGCTTTTGTTGATGAAGAGGAAGCGGAAATGGAGACCAACCGGGCGAAGTTCACCGCTCCTATGGACAGAGTAAATGGCACGGCGTTTGAAAAAATGTCCCTTGCCGAAAAAATGGCCTATGCCAACACCCACCCGTCCGCGAGTGTAGTTGTTGACTGGCTCAAAAAATAATTCAAAAGGAGAAAAACAATGGGAGTTTTCGATTACAAAAACTTCAATTCCGAGGTTTTCGGAAAGTATCTTGAATCCGTTCCCCGCGTGAAGCAGAATGCTCTGCTGAAGGCTGGCGTTCTGCGTACCCGGAACGACCTGAAGTCCATGCTGGTTGACCAGACTGGCGGAAACTTCATTTCCGTTCCCATGACCGGGCGTATCGGCGGTACCGCCATTAACTATGACGGTTCCACCAACATCACCGCCACCCAGCTTGAGACCTTCCTTCAGAGCATGATTGTTGTCGGTCGTGCCAAGGCTTGG